CCATCCTGTCTGCTTCCTGCATGGATAGGTCGATGATATCCAAGTTTGCTACGCGGTTCAACACACGGGCGACTTCCCCCGAAGACTTGGACAGGAGGAACACTTCGTCATGCTGTCGCTGGACGCTGACTTCCGACACGTTCAGAGCCTTAATCACTTCCTCGGGAACATCCCGTCCAACCGCCTTGCATACATTCCCGTCCACTTCGTAGGTGTTGGAAGAATTGGTCTTTCTGCGGGTGACCATTGTTCCGTTGGAAAGAACAAGGGAGACTTCCGTGTCCCCTCCCCAATGGGAACGGAAGGAGTCCCCTGACGGGTTGTTAGTCAGTACCCACCTGATTGCCCGCATAACAGAGGACTTTCCTGAATCACTCCTGCCTTGGAGGATATTCACACCCGCATGAAGCGGAATGACCGTCATGGCATGGGACTGAAAGTTCTTTATCCTTATTTCCGTTATCATTGCCGTCCTCCTGCTTGTTGATGCTTCCCCTCATCCCGTATTCCATTCTGACCACTTCCCTCTGCGCCCTCGACAGCGTGGACGTCTTGTCTAGGACTCTCTGATATAGGGCTTTTATTACTGCACTCTCGACCTTTGACAGATTTATGGAGCGTCCCTGGCAGTATCGGGATACAAGTTTCTCAAACTCCTCCGGATCATACACCTTGAGAATATCAATGGGCATTGTCAACCCTCCCCGTTTTCTGTTTGATCGGGAAAGCATAGCGGGCACCTGTCATCATGGCAGGACGCCGGGCGCAGTCTTCCTCCGATGCCGACCATGTCCTTCGTATATTGGCTGGGCTCCTTTTCAAAGCTGACGATCGATCCCAGTTCCACAAATAGAAGCGGGGGTTCCGGAGCGTGCGACCACTTTCTAGGAGTAAGCACGTCCCGCACCGCTATCCTGCCCGTGGCGTGGGTTATTCCATCACTGAAGATGAATTCCCGCTGAACGAACACTCCCGCCTTCTTCTTCCTCGTGCCCCCTTCAATATACTCCACCTTGGTGATGTTGGGGAGCAGTAGGTAAATGCCGTCCGTATCAGAGATAAACAGATCGCCTTGTCCGTTTCCATATAGCTTCATCCTCTGCCTCCTAGCGGAATATCTTTCTTTTCCACGATCACCGATTTGTATACTTCCCGTCCTTTCTTCAAACATGCCTCTGCCATTATGTCGTTGATATTTTCCTTTACAAACTCGCTGATGGTCTGGGACACCGCCATTTCCAGGGGATCATGGCTGACCACTGTTCCCTGTAAAGTCGCTCCAGGTATCGTCCGCACGTCTATCCGTGTGCGGGAAATTCCTTTTGCCTCCTCCCCCTTGGGTAATTCCTCGAATTCCTTCAATTCTATCTGTATTGCCAACAGGACGCTCATACCCTTCTCCTCCTCATTTGTTTTATTGGCTGGTCACCGGTGTATCCTGTTCCAGAGTCGGACAGCTCGGTCGCCAGCGGTTTCCTTTCCGGGGGAGACTTGCTTCCTATCTCTCCTACCCGCTTCGCATCCATGCCGTCCAGAATGGACTTTGATCTCCTCATCATTATCATCTTACCCTCCTGCCTTCTCTTTTCGGCATTCCATTCCCGCCATCCTCCGTCGGAGAATATCGACGGCTTACAGTGATTGAGAAACGCCGACAGACGCTGTCCAACTATCAGGTCCCTGGCGCTGGGAAGGGTGAGAGTGCAATGGGTGCAGGGATATGGCTTCCAGTTTTCCGCTGTAGACTCTCCTAGCCTGTAGATCATATACAGCAGAAGGTCCCGCTCGAAGAATACGAGAGGATCACGCTGGTCCCTCTTTGTAATGAGAACCATCCATTTTCTTCCGCCGTGCCTCATTTCCTCATACGCCTGTTTGAGGAACTTCTCGAACATCTGCTCCGCTCCCCGTTCGGGAACATCTAGGATGTCCATGACCGACCACTTGCCGTAACCCACCTTCAGTTCAAAGCAGATCGCGTCCATGACTGGCTGTCCTATGGGATCGACAGCTTGGATATCACCCTGCTGGCCAAACGTAGACTTGCCCCTGGCAAAGCGGTTAGTTGCCATTCCCCCGGAACCGGACGTTCTCCAGAATACGTCGTCCCTCTGCCCGTTCGTCCACCACATTGATAATGCCCGGCAGATTACGCGCTCGAAGTTCGATCCTTTTGCGTTCCCGCTCATTCGTATCTCCTTTTTCGCCCGCTCTGCATGAGCTGTTCCTCTACGTCATGCCACGTCTTTGCGACAAGATCGCGAAGTTCCGGTCCCCTGTCCCCGTCCTCTATCGTGCGAATCAGTTTTGCCTCTGTCATGGGTCCGCCGAACTCGGGACAGTCAATCCTTCCATTGCTGTCCTTCCAGATCCCCCAAAATATCATATACCGTATCATGGACAGCGTATCGTCCACGCCGTAGTTGTACAGTATGGCGAGCATGATCTCCCTTTCCTTTCCCGTGAGGCTGTTCTTCTTCACGCGGAGCTTGGACACGATGCCCGTCTTCAGCTTCCTGCCGTTTACGGTCTTGAACAGGCTTTCTCCCAGCGCCATCCATATCTCATGCGTGGCATAGAACTTCAGAGCCTTGCCCCCGCTTCTCGTCTTTTCCTGGAACGACATGGGATCTATGCTGTCCCTTGTCTGGGAAATGATAATCAGGAGGGAATTGCTTTTCCCCAGCTTCCCGCATATCCGGCGGAGAAGTTCGCTGTTACCCTTCGCCTTCGCCATGCCGTAGCTTCCCGCTGTCTTTTCCCCTTTCTCCTTCTCCATCGTCTTCTCGAACTTTTCGACATCAGCGCGGGCGTCCAGGCTGTCCATGCTGTCCAGTATGTAGATAAAGGGTTTCCCCGCTTTCAGTCTGCTGTAGATGTTCCGCTGGAAATCCTCGATAAGCTCGGAATGCTTTCCTTGTCCGTCCACTGTTTCGGGAGCTTCCACCCGGTCCGCCATTTTCTGCCCGAACAGTCTGGACAGGTCGAACTGATTCCTATGTTCCGCGTCGTCATATATGAGGGCGTATTCGGTCATCCCAGGATGATGGGCGATGCACGCCAGAAGGTTCAGCGCCACGATCGTCTTACCCGAACTCGAATCCCCTATCAGGTTGACCATGCTTCCCTTCGCAAACCCCCTTTTTGCATTGTCCGCCAAGCAGAGATTAAGGAGCGTGCTTCCAGTAGGAATCAGCTCGTATGTCTTTCCCGCCTCCTCTACAGGGGAGCGGGAGGAAGAAACGATCTCCCCCACTTTCGAATCTGTCTGTTTTCTTCTCATAATGAAAAATGCGGAGAGGCTGTAAAACCTCTCCGCCCTCCCGATAGTTATTTACTTTCCGGACATTGCCTCGAACGCGTCAAAGCAGTCGTTGAACTTTTTACACTTCTCGCATTTGTCCGTATCGTTGAAGTCCTTGGGATAGTTGAAGCCGTGAGGACATTCCTCTTCCCCCTTCTTCTTTGCTACGGGCTTTTCATCGTCCCCATCATCGTTGTCGTCATTGCTGACGGGTTTTTTCTTTGCTACGGGCTTTTCCTCGCTGTCGTCTTCCTCTGCTCTCTTCTTTTTCTTGACCGGGACATCATCATCGTCGTTGTCGTCCTCTTCTTTCTTTTTCTTCTTCGGAGGATCGTCTTCCCCGTCATCGTTGTCGTCATTATCGTCCTCTGCCGTCTTCTTCTTTTTGGGAGCGGGTGGCTCTTCTTCCCCGTCGTCCTCTGCTACCTTCTTTTTCTTGACCGGAGCCATGTCCCCGTCATTGTCATTGTCATCGTCGTCGTCATTGCTGACGGGTTTCTTCTTTGCTACGGGCTTTTCCTCGCTGTCGTCGTCATTGCTTTCCGAATAGGAGGAGTCACCCGACGCATCCTCCGTTTCTAACAGAGCCTCTTCCAGCTTCTCATAGGAAAGAACAGACGGCAACAGCAGTTCATCAAGTTCCTGAACCTCGTCGAAGATGGACTTGTCCATGTCTTCCCTGTCCTCGAAATCTACGGCGGAGGCTTCCAGGAACGGATTGGCGTTTTTTCCCATACTCTTTTTCGAGAAGCGAACGGTCAGTGTCTTGCCACCCTTCCTGTTAGCGAACCCCGACACGTCGTCTTCTTCCCCTCTCGTGTCGATCTCTGCCAGAAGAATGCGCTCGAACAGATAGTCCGACATGTCCCAAATGTATATTTCCCCGTCGAATCGGACATTGTAGAGGTGTCGCCTCTTCGCCTTGATCTCCTTGACGCGCTCTTCGTCCACATCCCCCCTCGCCATCATCTTCTTGATCATGTCGCAGATCGGGCAGGGCTTCTTTATGGACTTCGGGCAGATGTATGCGCGTTCTTCCGCTCCGATCCTTCCGTGAATATAGAACGGTCTGCGATAGTATACCGTCCCGGTGGGAACATCCGGATGAACTTCCGAGGACACCCTGTACGGAAGAATGTCGATCTCCACCCTCCTGTGCGCCTTGTTGTTCACATCCAGTTTGAACTGTTTTGCCCCTTCAGGCAGTTTGAGGTACGAGAACCCCCCGCCCCTGTCCGCGTTCTTTGCGTTCCTTTTGATAACGTCATTCATGCTTCCCATCTTCTTTCTCCTCTTCTCTGGTTTTTGTTATGGACGGTCGCGCAAAGCACTCGAACAGGCTCCTGCCTATCCCATAGCCGAGCAACCTTCCCGCTACATATACGATTGGCAGGAGTACGAACGCCCCCGCCACTAGGGCAAGAATGCAGAGGATAATATTTCCTATATCGAATTTCATTCCTCCAGCCTCCTGCGTATCTTCGATCCTACCCGCTTTGCCTTGAGCGACTGCATGGTCTTCAGATCCCTTGGTTCCGCCGGACCGGAAAAGTATCTCTGTCCGTGCAAAGTGACCAGTAGTTCCAACATTTTCTTTCTCTGTTCAAACGCCCTTACCGCCCCGTTCAAAACTTCATATTCAAACTTGCGGAGAATAACGAGCTTGTTGGCCTCCCTGTACTCCTCCATAGTAGACAGGGCCGTTTCCAATGCGTCCGCTGTTATCTTTTCAATGCTGTATTTGCCGGGATTTTTCCGGACCTTCATCGAACACTCCGCACGGACTATGTCCAGAATCTCCTTCGCCTTGTCCACCCGCTTGGACGCTGTTGCAAGCATTCCCGTATATTTCAGCATCTTTTCGGGCTGTTCAAGACATTCGACGTCCAGGGATTCGGGATCTATCCTAATCTCATCCTGATATGTTTTATCCTCATCCATGACCGAACCTCCGTATTGTATTTACATATAGACAGTTCAGCCCCGCTTCTGTGAAGCTCGGAAACATGCCATAACGAGTCCCGGTTTTCCAATATCGTACAGCGGAGCCTCGAACGCCTCCATAACGGCAAAGGCGCTGACACTGTTGTTCAGCATGCAGGACGACGCATACCCAAGGACCGCTCTCCGGACGCTCTCCGGCTCCTCTTTCAAATTCTTCACTACGGGGGCGATGGACGACCATCCCGCCCGGTTGATAAGCAGTCGGCAAAGCTCTATCACTTCCGCCTGCGCCTCCTCCCACTTCTTGACGGCTTTCAATTGGGAAGGTTCATCCATTCCGATTACGCTGTCTAGCATGAGCAAGCAGGCGCGAGGACACCCGTCTGCCTTGCCTATTACCGCGTTTTTCACAGCGTCCCCTATCTCAACCCCGTTTTCTTCACAAACCCGCTGTATTAGCTTGGCAAGCGCCTTTTCCGAAGCCCTCTCCACAGCAAAGCGGGAACACCTGTTCCTTATCGTGGGGAGGAGCTTCTCCGGTTCTGTCGTGGCGAGAATGAAATACACATGGGGCGGGGGTTCTTCCAGAGCCTTCAGGAAGGCGTGCTGGGCGTCCTTGGACAGCTGGTGACACTCATCAATCAGCCATACGCGGACTTCCCCTTTAGACGGCTGGTAGTGCATTCGCTGAATAATGTCCCTGACCATATCGATCCCCCGGAAGTCCGCGCTGTTAATTTCAAAGTAGTCAGCCTTTGAACAACCGAGCTTCCTGCGGATGATCCGGGCGATAGTAGTCTTTCCACACCCGGAAGGACCGGTGAGAAGAAACGTATGGGGAATCTTTTCCCGCTCTCTCGAAAACATGGACGACAGGGAGGACACCGTGGACGAATTGCCCACCACCTCATCAAAGTCCCTCGGTCTGTGATTGACATGAAGCATTATCATTCTCCTTGTAGTGGTTTCTTTTCGTACCATGAGCCGTTGACCGGGCTGGCTTCCGTTTCAACTTCCAGCGGAACGTTAATCCAATCATAGTCCTTGAGGATGTCCTTCGTCATTACCCTGTCTGCTATCTTGTTATAATCGTCCAGTTCCGTATCAGGAACGTCCCCTATCAGCGAGTCATGGACCTGACCTATCAGCAGGGAGGACAATTCACGCTCGGCGATCTCCCTGTCCACCTTGATTGCGGACCACAGCAGACAATGAAACGCGCTTCCCTGCATCGGATAGTTTAGAACGTCGTTCCTCGCCATCGGACCTGTACAGCGGAATCCCGTAAGGGTATCGAAGTAGCCCTTCCTCAAATATTCGAGCCACCAGCGTTTCTTCCACTTGGTATATATCTTGAATCTCCTATTCCAGAAGTCGTCCTCTACCTTTCTGATATGCTCTGTGAACGCGTCAAGAGTGATAATGCCTTTTTTCGCTAGGACGTCCTTGACAAGAACTCCGCTGGTAGTAGTCAGCTTTTCTTCCAACATATATTTCCAAAGTTCGGGAGCACTCCTCCCGTAATAGGATCCATAAAATTCTGGAAATACAAACTTGTTCTTCGCTCCGTATCTCGTCTTCTTTGACACCTCGGAAGGGTCATCAATACAATAGCATTGCCCCGCCATGTCGCGGTGCATGTCTTTGGTCTTGTCTTCTATATACTCTATCAATATGGGATCGTGGTGGTAGCAGGCGGATAGGCAGACCTCTATCCCCCTGTAGTCCTTTTCTATCACCCGGCGTCCCTGTCTCGCGATGATTGCACTTCTAATCAGCTTGCCGACTTCCGGATTCCTTATTGGTATGTTTTGGAAATTCGGACCGTCAGAGGACGAACGATAAGTGGTAGCCAGATGCAGATTGAAGGACGGGTGGATGAATCCCTCGTCGTCCATCTCCCTTGTGAACTGGGCTAGGTATGTATTGAGCGCCTTCTCCTTCTTTTTCAATCCTACCAGGATGTCGAGGAACGGGAGCTTGTAGGATTTCAGAGTTTCTTCATCTGTTGAAGCGGATCCCTTTTCCGTGACCTTCGCCCTCTTTAACTTCAGCTCCTTGAACATTATATGGGATAACTGCTGTCCCGATCCTATCTTGAACTTGTCCCCGTATATCTTCCTCCACATCTTGACCTCGTCAAACCTGTCCAACTGCTTCTTGTCGCGGATTATTCCTATGCGAAGATCCCGCGCGGTGGTCCTTATATACTCCTTGTCCAGTCTAATTCCGTTCCTCGAAATCTTGGACAGCGTCCTCGCCCCTTCCATGAGCAGGTCAAGACCATAAAGCTCTTTTCCCCGAATCCTAAGAGGTTCAATATTCATATCCCAGCTCCTTCATCTGCATGTGGGCGATCCTTCTTTCAAACAGGGAATCCAGGGCATTGTACTTGAGGAGCTTTGGAACGGGAATCTCCCCTATCCTGTTCATTGCATTTCCTCCCATCAGCTTTTTCATCTCGTCCGAGGACTTCAGATAAGCCGACACCTCTCCTTCATAGTCGGGAATGCCCAGTCTCACATATACTTGGAACTTGAGGCTGGTAATTCCTTCCGCCCGGTTGTCCAGATAGTGACTGGCGAGCATGGAGTCCCATATCCACCCCCGGACCGGGCGCTCTAGTTTTACATTTGTCCAAGTGTCCTCAAAGGAAATGTTGCAAGCCGTCTTTCTTATTCTCGGATCCAAAAGAATCTTCCTCAGAGGGGAAATTACATCCTCCCCCATCATCAAGGAAAACGAGCAATGCTCGTCCGCTATGGAAAAGGACACAATCCTATGTCCCGCCCTGTGCGGTTTTATTCCCGTGGTTTCGTAGTCGAACGAAATACAGCGCGGACGATCAGTCATCACTCTGCGGAGTTCCCTTCCCGCCTCACGGCTGTCCGTAATGACCTCTAGGGGGACGACAGGTTTCACTTTGTCCAGATGCTCGATGGCTTTTTTCAGATCGTGATGAAAATATCTTTCGTAGGGAGCGCCGTTCCTAAAGTGATTTGATTGGATGACGAAGGACGGGTCGAACGTTGGACATACCCATGCCTGAATATCCCTGTCAGGAATCTGCCAGCCCCGCCACTGAGTCATCGTTCCTTTGCTCCTGGTGAACCTGTCGGTTATCACGGAGTTCACAGCCCCCATGCCCAGCAGAATCACCACGTGGGGCTTGCGGATTCTAATGCTGTCCACTACACGGGAACGACAACAGGCGATCTGTCTGTCGGAGGGACCTTCCTTGTCCTCCGTACGGCAGTTTACGGCGTACGTCATCCAGCAGTCCTTCTCCAATGACACTCCCAGTTCCGACAGGTGCTTCTTCACCATTTGCAAATAGGAGCCTGTTTCGTTTCTTTTCCTGTCTACGAATTCCCCAGGGCTCTCGCCTATTATCATTATCCTCTTCCCTCCCTCCCCGGAAGGCTCCAACTTCGGGGAGTGACAAGTCTTATAAAGTCCGCATTGGAGGCAAGACAGTCTTCCTCCTTTCCTCTCCTCGGGAACTTCCTCAATCTCAAAAAACCCCTTGCCCATGATTCCACCTACTTGGCAATAACCAATTTCACCGCGTGGACGAATCCTTTTCCCTTCATCAGAAGAGCCTGATTTCCTACAGTCAGGACTGCTTCCTCGTGCATGGCCTCTAAGAGGAATTCGGGATTGATGTGGAACGCTATGTCTTCCCCCGTATAGGAGGACTTTGTCCTGTCTTTCAGCCAGCCGTTCTTCCCCCGTATAGATACGCGAAGAGAACCTTCCGCGACAGAGATGAAGACCTGCTTATCCTGCTCGAACTCGTCAGAACAGAAGACCTTCGCCCTGTCCAGCATATCTTCCAGCTTCGACGGAAGTTCCAGGACGCTCCCTGTGATCTTAACATGAGCAGACACCTTGGGGAACTCTCCTGTCATCACCCTGCAAGAAAAGACGGCTTTGTTGGCATCCTTGAAGTGTATCCAACCTTTGCTTATCGCATACTCCTTCATATCGTGATTGACAATCTCCCGAACGAACTTGGCGGGGACTAGGCTCTCGTCCATGCTCGTGTCCGTCTCATATATTGCGATGGTAAAGCTGTCTGTCGCCTCTATTGTCTTTCCGCTGTAGTGTACGCACGTCAGTACAGGACGGGTCATGTCCTGGCTTGTGGCGAACAGACATGCCCGACTAGCCTTCGAGAAGTTCTTGGAAAGGGGCTTGAACTCCTTGGGAATTTTCACCTCGTCCAAGGGGAGAGACATTTCGGACTCCATAGAAATCCCCGACTTCGTCCGCTTCCCCGATACAATCAGCTCGTTTCCTTTTTCCGACGTGGACAGTTCGACCTCCTCGTCCTTCATCTTCTGGAGGACAGCGAGAAGCTCCGCGGATTTGACCGCTCCTCGTATCCCGGACTTGAAAGGGCAGCGGACTGTCACATTATCATTGTAAGATGCGATGCTGTCTTCGAGAAAGAGGAAGGATTTTGTCTGCTCCACGATCTCCTTTTGCGCCAGTCCCAGACTGACCGCCTCTAATACTTTCACCAGCTGTTCCCGATTGATCATCTTGTTCTCCTTACTGTTTAATAATGCTTAAAAACTCCTGTCGCGTCTCTTTGCTCTCCCTGAATACCCCTGTCAGCGAACTGGTGACCATTATGGAATTCTGTTTCTCTACTCCTCTGCTGGTCATGCAGAAGTGCTGGGCCTCTATCACGCATGCCGATCCCCTGGGCCTAAGGCAGTCGTCCATCGCCTTGGTGATCTGCTGGCATAGTCTTTCCTGTATCTGCAAGCGCCGGGAAAAGCACTCCATCAGACGGGCGAGCTTTGACACGCCGACGACCTTCTTATCAGGAAGATATCCGATATGACACTTGCCGAAGAAAGGAAGCATGTGGTGTTCGCAAGTGGAATATATTTCAATGCTTTTCAGTATCACCATCTCATCACAGGACCCTTCTGCGAAAGTTGTGGCGAGTATCTTTGTGGGATCTTCCTTATATCCCCCGTACAACTTGCCCCATGACTTCACGACCCTGCTGGGCGTGTCTATCAGTCCTTCCCGCTTCACGTCCTCCCCGACATACTGGAGCTGGCGAATCACGCTGTCCTTTATCGAGTCCTCGACAAAGTCCCCTTCCCACCAATAGTGAATCCATTCGGAAGTCTCATGGCATACGAAATCCGGAGCAAACGAGGATTTGGGTTTCTTGTGGAGGGCGACAAATACAGTCTTTAGAAAAGGAATATTTCTTAGTTCCTTCTTCCAGAAACTCATAGTGGTTCCACTGTCCACCACATCGTCTACCACTATCAGTATTGTGTCCTTCCAGTCGTGGTCGTGTGCATTTGGCAGGGATCCTATCATTGTAACATTCTGTCCCGTTATCTCTCCCAGCTTTTTTGCCAGTGCTTCTCCTCCTCGGGGAATTCCGGCTATCAGCGCCGAACTGACTTGAGGAATACCGTAGACATGGGAAAGAAAATGTGCGACCCTATCCGCGTCTATGTTCATCATGTCTTTTGTATAGTGTATCATTTCTTTTTTCTCCTTATGTTTCTATCGATTTCAATTCTCGAGATATTGGATATCTTCCGTATTCGATTTAACAAATCACCCCGCTTTCCGTTCTTACTGTAGAAGAAGGATACGAGCAGATTAACCCCATCAAAATTCTTTTTGTCCAAGTGTCGAATATTTTGTACTTCGCCAGCAAGATAAATAATCATTAGAAGAACCCCTTCTCGGTTTTTGGTAGATATTTCCATGGCCATTTGGGAAGGGACTCCTGCACCTGTATCAGGACCTTGCTATTATAAAGAAATCGATGATATGTGCTGTTGCATAGTCCCGGTTCTACTATCTTTTCTATGATCCCCTCCTTTTTATTTACCCAGTTTTCCTTTTCAGGATTCAGTTCGTAGTCCCCCTTCACTATTTTTTGCACGCTCGTCCCCAGAACATGCCCCATCGAGGCAATATGCTTTTCTATAGAAATTCGTTCGCCGGGGGATAGGGAATAGAATGAGTCTACTTCCTTCTTCCCCCGTTCGGTGATTCCTATCGAGAACCATCCTTCACGGGAATTTTTTGGAACTAAAATACTCCCGTTTATCGACTGCATCAATGGGGTCGTACTGTCCACCGAGTACCATGGATATTCGCATAGCAAGTAGGCGTCCGTCATCCCAAATCCATGCACTTTGCACAAGGGAAAATAGTCATTTCTTTCTGGGCAGAGTTCCTGAAATATTCTATTAAAGAAAGAATACCTCTCACTCGCAGAATAACCCTTCGCCATCCCTCCCACACAAATATAATTATATGCATTCATGTATGTGTGGAGATATTTAATATTGTCTTGTAAATGAAAAACAGGAAGGGGAGACAGTCCACTCTCTTCCATTTTCTTTTGATTTCTGTATGTTTCTTCCGCGCTTCCGATAACATCCAGGTTTGCATAGACTGTGATAAACCGTTCATTGTTCTTGATGTACTCTATATATTCGTCTATGTCTATGGCAGTATTCTGAGTCAAAGCGGAAAATGCCCCGGAGTCCAGAAACAGTCGGTTGCAGTTCATATTAATTTCTCCCTCACAGCTAGAAGAAGTTCCGTTAAACTGTTCACAGACAAATCATCAATAAATATGTCGTAATGTGGTTTTCCTAAAATCAGCTGGTCATATTGAACTCCATGATCTTTCAACCAACGACAAGTAATTTCCCTGTCCTCCTCGTGTCGAGCGGAAAATAGAATTATGTGATGTCCTCTCTCCCTAAGACAAGTGATTGCATATATCATTTCCTTATCCGGTGTCCGAAGAAGATACTGTTCGTGTCCATGCCCCTGCGTTTCTTTAGTCAAAACCCCGTCAATATCCACGGCGATATTCAAACACCGCTCGGATGATTTGAGAATTTCGTTCATCGAAGTAGTATTGTCCATTCTTAGCACGCTCCTCATAATAATTCATTAGTTCACCATTAAGAAAAGACTCTCTCACCCCGTTCGTCCATAAGGCACACCACCTGCGAAAACAGGAGGGGCATTTTTTACAAGAACGTTCCTGAGGATCGTAGCACGATGTCGTCTTTTTCAAAAGAAGCAGATCTCCGCCGGCGTGAATATATTTTTGAACGATATCCGATTTTGTATCCGACCAGAACGGGGACATTATTCGCAAAGGTCGTCGATGAATAAGTGATAATATGTGTCCCATCAGTTCAAATGCCCTCTCGTTCTTGTCTTCAACCACATCGTCCCTCAATCCCGCCATGACAATAGTTCGCTCATTCTCCGTTTCATCAGCGGGAAGATATTTTTCCGCCAACATAGCTAGATATAAGTTTCGATACGGTATATATGCTTTTGTTCCCTCCTGTCTACTTCCCAGATTAATGGATTGGTCGTCTATGATTGTGGACGGAATCGTGTCTTTCACAACTTCCACTTCTTTATTGGAATAGGGAGTTTGGAGATTAACATACAGTGTTTTCGGCCTTCCCAGCAGATGCCAAGCTATATATGAATCCATGCCCCCGGAATATAGTAGAATCATTTATCCCTCCATGTGGACGTACCCGCCAAGAGGCTCTTTCCCGCTTTTGATGAAATGTGCGTCCATGTGTGTGTTCCATGCACATCCTGGACATCCCTGAATCACTCTCCTTTTCCAGTAGATTGAAAACTCCTGCCAACGTGAATGCAGGTCTATTACATTAACGAGCATGTCCGACCGCCTATCGCAGAAGTCGTCGCAGGGGAACACGATTCCATCACAGTCTACCGTCACCCAGGATGGAAACATGTGTTCAAATTCCCCTATTGCACAATTCCAGACGCAGACATCGCCGGAATAGCCCAGAAGCGATTTCAGATATGATTCGCTACAGTGAATCAACTGATACTCCCTTTTGAGGGAAATAACAGTTCTTATGATGGATTTTAGCGATTCCACATGTTCCTTCTCAAATAGCAGGGAAGGAGATACGTCGGACACCTTGCTTCCACTCTGTTTCCTATCTTGGTGGATGAGATCGAAGAACGTCCATATTCCCTGTTTTGTGTTGCTTCTTATGAAGTCTGGAAGATCCTGGTAGTTTTGACGATGCAGGGTCACCACATACCCCAGACTGTTCACAGGGCCCAGACTCTTGAAATATTGCAATCCCTGTTGAGCAAGATTGGACTTGCACTTGCTTGATGTCTCATTACCAGACGATATGTCGTTGGACATGGTCAAACTGCGAAGTCCCGCATCGTACAGGATTTTCAATTTATCGTGAAACAAAGGAACCGCCCCGCTAGTGATCACGGTGCATTCCATTTCCTGGTTTTTGATATACGATATAAACTCCGGTAGATCGTCAAATCGCTTGAGGGGTTCCGCTCCATAGATAGCCAAGAAGGAACATCCCAGCTTCTTTAGCTCAAGAATGCCTTTCTTCCAGTCAGCGAGAGGGAGGGGGTTCAATTCCCCCTCCCTTCGTTTCATTGAACAGTAGGAGCAGGAAAGATTACATTCCCTGCTCCATAAAATTTCTGCTTTGACTATCTGCATATAAATCCGCCCTTTCCATCCTCCTTGACGTGCTTGTGCTCTTTCATGTGTTTGATATGTGAAGAGACTCTGGAATTTGTCAGTCCCGTTTTCTTTGCGATGGCTTCGACGGTCCCGCCCTTTTCCAAGACCTTATCGATTTGGTCCGCCTGGGATCCTATGCGATGTCCAAACTTATTCTGTTCCGCGGAAGCCTCACTCTTGGTTTTGTCTTTCTTTTCCGCTTTCGGCTGTTTGACTTTCGCAGGCACCGGAGCATCCTCTTCCTCTTCCACCGGAGCAGGCGGAGCCTTCTTTGCTTCTTTCTTGCCCTCGGGGAGTCCCAGCTCGTGGAGCAGAGCGAACGCCGTCTTGGACAGCGGGTCATTGGCTGTGATCTCCGGACCTTCGTCCCCACCCTGAATCAGCCCGACGATCTCTTGCTGGAGGGCCTTGGGATCCTGCTTCACATTGATCTCAGGATCGAACTGGAGCTGTTTGTTGAGTTCCTTGGCGAGGACGATGAGGTCCTTCCTCGACATCTGTTCAACTGCCGGGGCTTCTTCCTTCTTGCTTGCTTTCTTCGAGGACATTGTAGTCTCCTTTTCCCTTTTCGGGTTTGTTTTGGTTTCACTGGCAATATATAGACAATTGAAAATTGAAATTGTAACGCCTTATCGAATTCCGATCAGCTTGTGAGTCTGCAAGGACAGCTTCCACAGGGGAAGTTCCGTCGTCAGAAGATTCACCACCTCCTTTATGTTCTTGTCTGTCTCTTCCTTGTTGCAGATACTGGACGACATGTCACTTCCGAACTTGGGCTGGAGATAGAAAAGTAGGAATCCTCTGTCATAGGAGTCCTCTCCCCTGTCAGGAGCAACAGATCGCCTGTTGGCGTGCCTCACGGTCTCCAAATTCTTCTGTCCCTCATAAACAATCTTCAGCTCGTTCCCTTCCTTCAGCTTCCACGGGGAACCTTTCTTCGGACTGACCGTCCAATGCTCAACCATGTACATTGGAAATTTGGGAAGGATCGTGCCGTTGGTTTCCACGTGAATATGGAAGCCCGACATCTTCTTCAGGAGAGTGATATCCATTTGCAGGAGAGGTTCCCCTCCCGTGCATACGACACGCCTTATTCCTGACAGACGATAAAGCCGTTCCAGCTCTTCCCGGATCTCTTCCGCTGTCAGTTCCAACTTCACGGAATGGTCCGTATCGCACCACGGACATTTGAGATTACATCCGGCGAACCGCAGGAACGTGACAGGAGTGCCCGTATACAATCCCTCCCCCTGGATGCTGGTGAATATTTCCGCGATCTTATACTTTGTCATTCAGCGCCTCCCTTATTTCCTTGAATGTATTCCATATTCTTTTCCACGTCCACTTTCTGGCCCGCAGTTCCCTCACTATCTCCCGCTTCATTTCGCGGGGGCATAGACAGGGGGACGTCTCCTCCAGCGCAAGCCCGCACACCTGCCGGGCCTCCGTAGACAGCGAGCTAACCATGTCCATCGTCTCCGTCGCCTCCACCCTTCCGTCCATCAGGAAGCGAAAGTCCTGCGGGTCCCTTATCACGCCCCGCGCCTCCCTTTGGCAGTAGTTGTGGAAGGAGTTCGTCAGGCACCTGTTGAGGAACGTGGGGAACGAACTATCTCTTCGCCACTTTTTTGACGCCCGGACGAACACCTCGCTGGCTAGACTTTCCAGATCCGACCTCTCTATTTGGTACGATCTTGCGAACGACGCGGTCCTTTCCTGAATCACGGGAAGGCTTTGCTCCCACCTTCTGACAAGGCTCCTTGCCATTTACTTTCCTCCCCCTTGAACGACAAACGGCCCCCTTGGCGACCTTTTTACCAGCCCCTGCCTGTCGAGGTACAGGCTTACGATCTCGGTCAGCAGGACTCCGCTCTTCACGTTCAACAAAACACACTGGGCTTGGAACCTTCTCTTCAGCTCTTCGGGAAAGTCGTGAACTGCAAACACCCCCGTCCTCGGTTCCTCCTCCTTCATTTCCTTCATGCTTGATTTTCTCGACATCTTCGGCCTCCTTGACTGTTACTTTTAATTCAATCGTTTTCATGCTCCACTTTGTCTTCTCCTTCGCGGACAGGTAAAGGAAATGATCGTTTACCATTGTCACCACTGTGAAGCAGTCCCGTCCACTAGCCTTTCTCGCTGTTTCCAGCGCGTTTTCCAGCGTTCCGACTATCTTAACGGACCCAAACATGGGAACAGCGGATTCCTCCGCAATCTTCTTGGTGTAGATCCACCATTCCCGTGACTTTTTCCTCAGGTCAGACAGTTTCATATTCCTCCTAGTAGAGAAGCTCCGGGAGCCTCCGTGTTTTGATCTTTGCTCCACAGTGGCAGAAGCACTTGGTTTCCTTAAAGGGCTCCACGATTAGTTCCTTGTCGCACGCAGGACAGGAACAAGTCACCGTGCCCGCTTCCGCATACTGCTCCTGCATCAGTTCAATTGGGTCGTACCGGACGTCCCTGTACTCGTCCACTTCCGACGCCCTTATCGTATTCAGCGCGGAGACGTAAGCCTTGTCCTTCCCGTGCTTGCGGTAGTATCTGGGATTTTCATTCCAGCGACCTATCATGGTCTGTACCGCGTCCTCCCAATCGCAGGATTCGATCTCCTCCGACACCGTGACGATCTTGTCGGAATTGTTCATGTGGCGGATAAGTTCGACTTTGAATATCACGCGCCCTTCCTCCTCTTGATGTTCCTTTCAAGCTGTCTCTTCCTCTTGATCTCCTCCGGCTGGAGAAGACTTTCCGGACATTCTTCGAGAGTGTGAAGCTCCCGCGCTTCCAGTTCCGCTTTGGCGCTGTCGTTCGGAATCCTGTGCTTGATAACGTACTTGCTGGGATGAGAGGACATGGTCCTCCTCGCCTTCTTCAACTGCTCCTCCGTCTTCGCTGTGATGACTGATTTCTTGGGACGATCTTCCTTCACTTCCGGAATGTTCACAAATCTTACTGCCACTTCGTTCATTTTCAAATCTCCTTTTTGGATTGCTCTATTATGCGGGATCTCCCAGTCTGTAGATGATGTAGGCGAGGCACAATCCCGCTATTATTGATGAGCCATAAAAAATAATCCTATCGAATAACTTGCACATTGACCATTCATCCTTCGCTCATCTCAAATCCTCCTTATTGATTTCATATACAATCTTCGCATTCTTTCCCGAATGCAACCTCCATACCTTCCCATCGAAGCTGGGAACAAAACCTCGCTCCCAAAGGCGTACGCACGGGCTGAAGTCATGCTTGTATTCGATATCGAAAAACGATGAGTGATAAGCCCCCACGGAATCCCTCACGGAAGCCCACACGGAAGCCCCCACGGAATCCCTCACGGAAGCCCCCACAGAATCCCTCACGGAAGCCCCCACAGAATCCCCCACAGAATCCCCCACGAAATTCCACACGGAATTCCTCACGGAATCCCACACGGAATCCCTCACGGAATCCCACACGGAATCCCTCACGGAATCCCACACGGAATCCCTCACGGAATCCCATTTCTTCAAATCAGCGATATCCTTCTTAGTGACTTCTTTTGGCTCAATGAGGAATGGATGTGCTATCGGTTTCACAATCAATTCCGGCACAATCTTCTTCCAGTCCTTAGCTGTCCAAGAATCCAGTTCATTTTGAACTAGTTCCCTGTCATCTACCTCGGCATTTATCTGGTCTACCTTCAGAATTTTCGTTAGGGGATTGTATTCGTACTTATTCACCACATCCTCCTTGATTCCCCTGAACCCATGGTAGTCGGCAATGGCAGTATGGCTGTCCATGTTGTCATACCTGCCTTTAGTCTTCTTCCGCTTGACGGCATCCATGTAAATCAAAACGCCGTCACCCTTCGTTATGCATGAGAAAAACTTACACATCCCACTTACTCCTTTTTGTTATACTGGATCGCCCATTCTGTAGATCAGATATGCCATGAACAGTCCAGTAAGGACTGACGTGGCGTAGAAGAGAACTCTATGATACCACGTGTGCATAGGTCGCCTCCCCGTCCTTGTGTTCCGCGTAGTACATTCCCCCGCTCGATACTTCCGGGATGGCGTCAAACTTTTTGATGAACCATAGCGTCAATGTAATACTGTTGACCGGGAACGTCACTTCGGCCACGCCCCCTTCCTTCGTCTCTCCGTTCCTGTTCACCCTCCACCACTTAATCTGCGCTGTCTCGTTCATGTCTGAACTCCTTTGCCCGTATTGGGCGGTTTTATTATCTGGGCAATACTGCGTTATATGGATTGTGAGGAGATTTCTTCTCCTGCGTGCTGAACCGTCCGCCCCTTACGGCGTCCGCCATTTCGATCCAGAGCCTCCTTCGTTTGGCTTTGGATTCCGTTCTGTCGAGCTCCTCCGATATTTGAAGTACCGTTTTCTTTTTCATGATATCCTCCTTTTGTTTTGGACTGTAAACTTGTCCCAGCGTACCGGCCTCCCGATACGCTGAGGAGAAGTCTGCTGTCACCCCCGCCTCTCTGTGGAACCTAGCGTTCAACGCACCCCGGATTTCCGAAGTGAAAAACGTCTACTGGATCATGCCGGATATTTTTCGTTCACCCTTCCTCCCGTCGTGTGGTGGGTGACTCTCGCCTGTTCGCCCTTCCGGACTACTGACGCCATATCCTACTGTGATCCTCGCCTGTCCCGCGCTGTATTACTACCTGCGCCTGTCTTCCCAGCTATTCTATCCTACCTTGCTTGCTGTTTGTCTCGGGCGATCATCTGCGAGAACCTGATGAAGCGGAATCACCTCGCTTATCGCCTTGCTCCCAGCACTTTGACCTTGATCCTGTTTGGGATCTTGGAGCCTCTCGGAGTTCGTTTGGGGTGTTACGTTTTGCACCCGCTGGAGTTTGTTAGGAGTTTTGGACTTCTCCGTCTTGTCTATGAGCACCCTGTCTCTCGGCATGATTATTATACTATATCTGTAGAGGATAGCAAACTAAAAGTTTTATAAATTTTACAAACTTTAACGACATTCTTTATTATCAGTAGGATATAGTTGTCTATATTACAGCAAAAGGCACTTGACAAAACTGGAGAATTTGGAAAAATGAGAAGAAAAAACAAACCTATGGGCTTTCCGGAAGACACCAATTCCGTGATCTCCGATGTGGTTTTTGGTGCGGTCAAACTTGCACTTCACAAAGGATTGGCAACACATCAAATAACAAAGGATGGAAGGTCGGTTCTGGTGTTTTCCTCACCTCTTCCTGAAAAAGTATATGTAATATATAATACTCTTAATGGGGGTATGGGTATAGATACTGATAAAGAAAATAAAATGGAGTTGGAAACGCCACCCACAAAATTTCAGCGCCCGACTTTTCAGGAGGTCTGCGATTATGTCAACCTCCGCCTCCTCAATGTCGATCCCAAGAAGTTCTTTGACTACTACGATGCGGGGGACTGGATCGATGGTAAGGGCAAGCGCGTGAGGAACTGGAAGCAGAAGATTCTGGTTTGGCACTCCTCGACCTCCGGACGGGGGATGTCTTCCGGGAGAGATCGATCCGCCAGCTTGACCCCTCACATGGAAAAGTTCTTCCAGTCGGTGTTCAAGCGGAAGCCTACCCCGTACGAGTCTTCCTCCATCCTGGGAATGGAGATGGACATGGAA